CTCGCGACAGTCGCCCTCGATTTTTGGCTAGGTGGGTCAAAAACGACTGGGGCGGCGTTGACCCATGCTCGGAAATCCAGTAAAAGCATGGAAATGGCGTCGTACACGCTGGAAGACCGCGAGAAGGTGCTGGCTGACATCGCCGCCGGGGCGACGATTCGGGGCACGGCGAGGCGATACGGGATTACAGCCGTAACGGTACGGTCGTGGATTGCGGGCAAGGGGACTCGGCGAATGGCTCTGGCGGGGCAGCCTGCTAGTCCGCTCGTACGGGACCCCGCCCCGCCGATGCCGATTGCTGACACGGGAAGGGCCCTCCTGCCGTCCCGTACGGTTCCGACGGGTCCCGGGAAGGTTGATAGCCTCGAGCCCTTTGCTGGGCTCGCCAGGGCCGCTCTCGTGGCTGCCCTATCCGACCCGACTCGGAGCATCCGGGCGGCGTGCGAAATCCTGGACCGGCTCGGCGAGACGCGGCGAGCGGCGGAGCTCCGGATTGCGATGGAGCGGGTCGGGCCCGCGACGGCCGAGGCGCAGGCGCCGGTCGACGTGGACGCCATGCCCGAGGACGAAGCTCGAGAGCTCTACGCGCGCCTCGCCGGGCAGCAGCCTGGAGCGGTGCAATGAAAACGGCGCTCGGCTCGACGGTCCCGGTGCAGACCTCGCCGCGGGCGGTTTCCGTCGCGCCGAAGCTGCTCTCGCCCGCGCAGGTAGCAAAGCTGCGCGAAGAGGGCTCGACGCCCCAATGCCGATGCGGGCAGCCGTTGCGAAGCGATGCGGTCCGGTACTGCCTCGCCGAGCACGCGCAGCCTATTTTCGCCGTCGACCTCGAGTCCCTCGCCCGCCGCTACAACGGCGACCTGGATCGGGTGTGCGCGGACCTCGGCGTCACGCGCGCCGAGCTCGACCGGCAAGTGAAGGCCGATGACAACCTGCGCCACGCGCTGCGTGAAGGCATGGCGGGTTGAGCGATGGACGTCGTCGTCCGCGCCGCGCGCCCGTCGGATGAGCCGCTGATTTTTTCGTCGTGGACGAAGGGCGCCTACCAGTGCGCGCCGGCGCATTGGGTCCCTCGAGACATCTTCATTCCGAGGCAGACGGCGCATATCCGCCGATGCCTTGACGCATGCGGCGCGCGGGTCGCCGTGCATCCCGACGATGACGCCGAGATCGTTGGATGGGCATGCATGACCATGCTGCCGGGCGTGACGCTCATTCATTGGGCGTACGTGAAGCAGCTCTTTCGCCGGCTCGGCGTGGGGCGTGAGCTCGTCGGCGAGGCGCCGACCTACGCCACCACGCAGGCCTCGAAGTACCTCGGCACGTTCGTCAAAGCGAAGCGCGTGCTCTTCGATCCGTATTTCTGGGATCGGTGGAGTGAGGCGAGGGCGGCCGCGTGAACGCGCAAGACGCCATCCTCGCAAAGCTCCGGGCGCGCTTCGAGCGCAAGCCGATTCCCGAAACGTACGGCTTCGAAGAGCAGATCACCTACGTGCGATCGCCCGCGAAGCGAAAGGCTGCATTCACGCCGCGCCGCTCAGGCAAGAGCAACAGCTTCGCGCTCGAGCTGCTCGAAGATGCGTTCGTCTTTCCGCGCCGCAAGCAGCTCTACATCGGGCTCTCGAAGGACAGCGCCGAGAATGCGATTTGGCGTGACTGCCTCGAGTCGATCCTGATGCAGGTGCTCAAGCCCGAGCAATACCACTATGGGACGGTAAAGCGGCGGCTCGAGTTATGGAACGGGAGCGTGATTCAGCTCGCCGGCATGGACTCGAGCCCGCAGGACATGAAACGGATCCTCGGCGGAAAGTATCACCGGGCGATCGTCGACGAATGCCAGGACTACACGCAGGATCTCGAGTCCCTCGTCGAGGGCTGCTTGTGGCCCGCCGTGAAGGACTGGAGCAACAAGGGGGGGGGCTTTCTCGAGCTCGGCGGCGTGCCCGGGACCCAAATGGGAGAGCACTACTGGTACCGCGTGACGAAGCAGAAGTCAGATGGCTCGCCCGCGGCAGACCGTATGCCCGGATGGGATGTCCACTCGTGGACGATGGCCGACAACCCGTACATGCGGCTCGAGTTTCAGCAGGAGCTCGAGCGGCGCTCCCGTGAGCGCGGGCCTGCGCATGCGCAGGATCCGATCTTCCGGCGTGAATGGCTCGGGCAGTGGGTGCTCGATGAAACCGACGTCGTGTACAAATTCTCGGCGAACGCGAACACCATCGCGGCGTCGAGCCCGACGGCGCTGTCGCTGCTGTCCGGCCGCGGCTGGACGTACATCATGGGGCTCGACCTCGGATGGGAAGACGCGACCGCGTTCGTGGTGTGCGCCTACCGCCGCGACGATCCGCACTTCTACGTCGTCGAGAGCAAGAAAGTTTCGCACACCACGATTTCGCTCATCGGTGCCGAGATCGTTGGGTACCGCTCGCGCTACCCCATCGAGACGATCTTCGTCGACAGCGGGAGCGGCACCGGGAAGCTCGTTGCGAAGACGCTCGCGGGAGAGTTCACCCTTCCCGTGCAGCCCGCCGAGAAGCGCGAGAAGGAAACCGCGATCGCGCGGATGAACTCCGACTTTCTCGCGGGCAAGGTGCTCGCGATCGATTCGTTGAATCGAGAGCTCGCGGCCGAATGGTCGGCGCTCGTCGTCGACCGGCGCGCGCGCTCGAAAGGGATCTTTCTCGAGAGCGAGCGCCACCAAAATCACCTCGCCGATGCCGCGCTATACGCGCATCGGCATTCAGTGCATCAGTTCCAGCGCGAGAAACCTCCCGCGCCGCCGCAGGATTTCCGCGAGCAGTACGAGACGGCGCTGCGCCGACGAGCCTCGCGCGAAGACGACCCTTATGCCGATTTCGACGCGATGCGCGAGGCTCGGCAACTCGTTGGAGGGATGCGATGAAACCGCCCGACCCGGCCGAAGAAGTGGACGCCCTCTGCGCGGTGATGGTCAAGCATGGCGTGACAGAGCTCGTCTACGCCGGCATCACCATCAAGCGCCCGCTCGTCATCACGCCGCTCGCGAAAGAAGAGCGGCCGAAGATGCCCGCGAGCCTCGACGAGAAGATCGAAGACGACGAAGGGTTCAAGGCTTTCGAGCGCGGCGGCTTGCCGCTCGGCTCGTCGAGGTAAGCGCCATGCCTGTTCTTGCAGACCGTTCGAAGATCGAAGACCGCCGGCGCAACGGGCGCGAGTCCGTTCGGTGGTGGGTCGAAGAGGGCGAGCAGCTCTACGAATCGATCCAGACCGTTGCCGATCGGATTCACGAGAACATGTCGCAGCGGCGGAGGCAGAACTACCACTACGCCATGACCTACAACGACATCGATCTCGTGGGTCACTACGCCGCGACCGACTACTCCGAGCGTTCCTCGGCATGGGGATCGAACGGGCGGATCACGCTCAACATCGTGCAGAACGCGATCGATACCGCGTGCTCGATGGTTGCGAAGAATCGCCCAAAGCCGCTCTTTCTCGGCGACGGCGCCGACTACCAGACGTTTCAGAAGGCCGAGAAGCTCACGCGCTACGTCGCCGGCGTCATCGAGGACACCGAGCTCTACGAGATCGGCGAGAAGGTCTTTCGCGACGCATGCGTGTACGGGACCGGCGCGCTCAAGCTCTTGGTCGATGAGGACGAGAAGCGCGTGCGCGCCGAGTGGGTCTGGATTGGGGAAATCCTCGTCGATGACCTCGAGGGAATGCGCGAGCTTCCCACGCAGATCCATCAGCGTACATGGCGCTCGCGCGACGAGTTGATCGAGCTCTATCCCGACTGCAAGGAAGAGATCCTGAAGGCGAACACCGACAGCGGCGGCGCTATGTCGCAATCGGTCGCCGACGTTATCCCCGTGATTGAGTCGTGGCACCTGAAGAGCGGCGCGAAGGCGAAGGACGGGCGCCACGTTATCAGCATCGAGACCGCTGCGCTTCTCGACGAGGAGTACAAGAAGGACTACTACCCAATCTTCTTTTTCCGCTGGTATCACCAGACGCACGGTTTCTGGGGCCGCGGCATCGCGCAAGAGATTTTGAATCTCCAGCGCGACATCAACGACACGCTGCGCGACATCCGCACGGCGCAGCGTCGCGTCTGCGCGTCCGTCTGCTTCGTCCCGACTGGCTCGAACGTCGTCGAAGACCACCTGACGAGTAATGAGATCGGCCGCCTCGTGTTCTTCGCGGGCGAGACGCCGCCGCAGTACGGGACTCCGCCGGGCATGTCGCCCGAAGTGTACTCCCACCTATGGCAGCTCGTGCAGCAGGCCTACCAGATCATCGGCATCAATCAGAGCATGGCTCAAGGGCAGAAGCAACCCGGGCTCGAGAGCGGCGCAGCCATCCGCGAGGCGACCGACATCGCGAGCGGCCGCTTCCAGATCGTTGGCCAGCGATGGGAAGCCTTCTTCGTCCGGCTCGCCAAGGCCATCGTCGACCTTTCGAAGGATCTCTACTCATCGGATGAGGATCTCTCTGTCATCGTCAAGGACAGCTACGGCGACGGGCTCAAGCGCGTGCAGTGGAGCGATGTCGATATGGACGAGGACCGCTTCAAGATCTTCGTCTATCCGGTGAGCGGGCTCCCCTCGACGCCGGCGGGGCGCCTGCAAACGATCACGGAATGGGCCGCCAATGGCTGGATTCCCAAGGAAGTGATGATGTCGCTTCTCGAGATCCCCGACTTGAAGAGGTTCGCGAACCTCGAGACAGCTTCGGCCGATCTCGTGCAGGCGACGATCGGGCGGATCAAGGACGAAGACCGCTACGATATCGATTGGAAGCCTGTTCCGCAGATGAACCTGGCGCTCGCCATGCAAGTCGCGGCGCAAGAGGTGGTCCTTGCGCGGCTGCAAGGCTGCTCGGAAAGCGTGCTCTCGAAGCTCGCCCTGTACGCGCAGGACATCGATTTCGTGATGAAGCAGCAGCAGCAAGCCGCGCAGCCGCCGCCCGCGCCCCCGGGCGCCATGGGCGTACCGCAGGGCCCGACGGGCGGCATGGCGCCGCCGCCCGCGCCGCCCCCGCAACCCTTTCAGAACGCCGCATAGGAGCTCCCATGGCCGAAGCAGCACCCGCAGCAGTCGCAGCACCCGAAGCAGCCGCCGTCCCGGCCGAGGCTCCCGCAACCCCCATTGCGGCGCACGGCGACGGCATCGACGCCATCGTCGCGAAGATCGAAGCGCAGGAGAGCGGCGAGGCGCCGGCGGAAGCAGCAGCCCCCGCCGAAGCGCCCGCCGAGGCCGAGAAGAGCCGGCTCGAGCTCCGCCGTGAGTTCCTCGCCGCCGGCAAGGCCAAACGCAAGGCCGACGAGAGCATGAAGCAGGCGCGCGAGATGAACGACCGCGCAACCAAGTTTGGACAGGTGTCCGGGCAATGGAAAGAGGACCCCGTAGGGCTCCTGCGCGCCGCCGGCATCGACGAAAAGCAGTATTTTCAGGCCCTGACGCATCACGCCCTCAGGGACGTGGGCGCGCCCATCGATCCCATTGTCGACCACGGGCGCCGCGTCGAGGCGCTCGAGCAGCAGCTTGCGCAGGAGCGCAACGCGAGGGCGCAGTACGAAACGCAGGCGATGCGGTCGCAGGCGCTCGGCACGGTCGGGAGCGTCTTCGCGGGCCCCGGCGCGGATGCCCACGAAGCGCTGCTCGCGTACCACGACGGCGACCCTCGCGCGGCGAGCGCGTACGTACTCGACGCCATCGAGAGCCATTGGCGCGAGAGCGGCGAGATCATCCAGCCGGCGGAAGCAGCTCGGCAGCTCGAAGAGCACCACGCCAAGGCCTTCGAGGCCGCTTTGGCCAGGCTCGAGAAGACCAAGAAGTTCGCGGCGCGCTTTCGAGCGGCGCAGGCAGCGGCCGACACGGCGGCGAAGCAGGGCGCGCGCGGCGTCGCGAAGACGCTCTCGAACCGCTCCCACCCCGGCGCGGGAGCGGCGCAAAACGGCGTAAGGCCTACGAAACCCGGCGACCGAGACGCAGACGTTGATGATGTGTTGCGAAAGTTGGGGATTGCGTGAATAATTGCCTTGACCATTGAAGTTTGCCGGAAACGGCAAACATCTCGACCCATCGACGACTAACGCGCAAACGATCAACGCGCACACGGGACGAGAGCGACGCAGGCGCCCGCTTCGAGCTTCGAAGCTCGCGGGCATGACCTCAACGCTCAACCCGCGAGTTGATCCAATGACTATCGGAAATACCAGCTCTTCGCTCAGCGCGATGCTGAAAGAGCTCTACAGCGATGATCGCGTTGCAAACGCGATCTACAAGAAGAACGCCCTTCTCGGCATGGTGCCGAAGGACGAGAAAATCGAAGGCAAGTACTTCGTGCAACCCATCGTCTACGGCGCTGGGCAGAGCCGGAGTGCTTCCTTCCCAACGGCGCAATCCATGTCGGCCAAGAGCGGCGAGCTCATGGCGGACTACATCGTGCAGTACGTCGAGAACCACGACGACGCGACGGTTGCCACGAAGCTCATGGCGATGTCGACGAGCGACAAGGGCGCGTTTTTGCGCGCCATCAAGCTCATTCCCGACAATCACATGCAAAACTTCGGCAACGACATCGCCGTCTCGATGTATCGCGACTCGAGCGGCTTCCGCGGCCGCATCTCGAGTGACACCACGCTCGCGAGCTCGACGCTCAAGCTCGCGCAGGCGGCGGATGCCACGAACTTCGAAGTTGGGATGCAGCTCGACGTCGCACAGACCCAATCGAGCGCATCTACGCGCGCGTACGGCTCGGCCTCACACGGTCTCTACGTGTCGGCCGTCAACGTGACGGCGGGCACGCTAACCGTCGCGACGACCCCGGTCCCCGGCGGAACGCCGTGCAACATCACCGATTCGACCGACGGCGTGCCGACGGCCGATCACGGCGACTACCTCTATGTCACCGGCGACCGCAACGCGAAGTTTCAAGGCCTCTCCGGCTGGATTCCCTACGGCGGCCCGACGGGCGGCGACAGCTTCTACAACGTCGACCGAACCGTGATGCCGACCCGCCTCGCGGGCACGTACATCGACGGCACGAGCGGCTCGAGCATCTCGAGCGTCATCGAGGACGCGATCGCGCAAACGAACCTCATCGGCGGCGATCCTGACTATTGCTTCATGCCCTTCAAAAAGTTCGCCGCGCTCTCGAAGGAGCTCGGCTCGAAGGCGCAGATCGTAAACGTGCAGAGCACGGCGCAGGTTGGCTACGAGGGCATCAAGGTCGCGGGCTCCGGCTCCGTCGTGACCTGTCTCGCAGACCGCTCCTGCCCCGCAAACAGCATGTTCCTCGTCAAGATGGACACGCTGAAGCTTCGCTCGTGGGGGCAGATCGTTCGCTTGTGGGATCTGGATGGAAACATCTGGCTCCGCACGCCGAGCGATTCGGGCATGGAGATTCGCTTCTACTCGTTGGGAGCGTTCACCGTGCAGGAGCCCATGCACTGCTGCAACATCCGGGTGAACCCGTAAGGGGGCAACGATGGCCAGCGTAAGGGGCTTTCAGTTCACCAAATACCTGCACCCCGAAATCTTCGTGGTGACGGGACGCCTGCTCACGGACTCATCCGGAGACGTGACGAACATCAACGACGGGACCGTGAAGGATCAAGACGGCGACGTCTTGTATCTGCCGCGCGGCATCACGTCGGTTGCACACCCCTCGACGGGAAAGTACGTGTTCACGCTCGATGATGCTTGGTTCAAGTTGAAGGCGTGGACGGCGCAGGCCGAGCAACCCAAGGCCTTCGGCACGAAGATCGGAACGGCCGATCTTACGGCGCTCACGCTCTCGGCCCTGAACGGCGAAACGCTCCTGCTGACGGCCTCGGCCGGCGGCGAGAAAACGACGACGTTCACGACGCCTTCGAGCGTGGCGGACATCGCCGCGCAGATCAACACGGCAGAGGGCGGCTCCGCCGTCGCCTCGATTCTCGGCGGCAAGTATCTCCGGATCATCGATCCGGTCGCCGGGTCAACCTCGTCGATCGCGATGAACACGTCGAGCACGGCGAAGACGAACCTCGGCCTTTCGACGACGGCATGCGTGGGGCTCGAGCTTGAGGGGCAGTTCAACCTCTGGCAGTACAACACGCGCGGGCAACTGCTCACCACGGCGACCGACGACATCACGGCGCAGACCATCACGCTTCTCTACACGCAGGATGGATTGCTCGCGAACCTCGTCTCGAGCGGCTTCGCGTTCTCCTTCACGTTCCAGAATTTGAAGGAGGATTGAGATGTCCAACGCGCTGATCATCGGGATGGGAAAGCCGAAGCTCCACTCGCCCGACCACTCCGACGACGCTCCCGACAGCGAAGACGGCAATGGCGAGGGCGAGGGCGGCGACGGGATGGACAAGAAATCGGTCGCGCGCGACCTCATGGACGCTCTGAAAGCAGACGACGTGGACGCCGTAACCGAAGCACTCTCGCAGTTCTGCGAGATGCACGCAGACGAGTATTAACCATGACGAAGCTTTCGGATCTCGTGGCGACCGTGCGGGAGCGCACCGACAAGGTGAACTCGCAATTCGTCACGGATCCGGAGCTCGTCTCGTGGTTGAACAGCTCTCTCGCCGAACTGTACGATCTGCTCGCGACCACGTACGAGGACTACCAGCTTTCGGTATCCACCCCGATCGTGGTCGCGGGCGGCTCGAGCTTCCCGCTTCCCGCCGACTTCTACAAGCTCCGCGGCGTCGACCGGGAGATCGGCAGCCGATGGGTGACGCTGTTTCCCTACTCGATGCAGCAGCGAAACCGGTTCGCGTTTCCGTTCGTGAACGTCGCGTACGGCTACCTCGACATCTTCTACCGGCTGCAAGGCAACGTCGTGCAGCTCATTCCGACGCAGAACGCGAGCGCCACGTACCAGCTCTGGTACACGGCGAAGTTTGCGCCGCTCGCGAGTGGCGACGACTTGCCGAGCTACCTCGACACGAACGCATGGCACGAGTACGCGGTCGCGGACTGCTGCGCGAAAGTGAAGGCGAAGGAAGACCTCGACCCTTCGATCTTCCTCGTGCAGAAGCAGGCGCTCGGGAAACGAATCGTAGACTCGGCGAGGCCACGCGATGCGGGCCCGCCGAAGCACGCCGAAGACACCCGCGACAACAATCAGTTCTGGCCCGGAGGCTACGGGCGCGGGGGCGGCGGATGGCTCTGAGGCGCTTTCAATCCGTCAACACGCAGGATCGCGTGCTTCAACGCATTCAAGCCAACGTCTCTGACGTGCTGGACCCGCTCGCGAAGAGCCCTACGGCCGATGCGTTGCTGCTCGAAGGCGTCGAGCTGAAGAGCGGGAAGACGAACCACGTGCCGCACAAGCTCGGGCGCAAGCTCGTCGGATGGCACCCCGCACGCGTGCGGGCGCAGGCGACGCTCTGGGATTCGCAGGATTCGAACGCCTCGCCAGAGCGAACGATTGACCTTCACACGTCGGCCGATGTCACGGCGGATTTGGTGGTGTTCTGATGCCTGTCGATCCGAACATGGGTTTCACGAATCCGGTCGTCCTCGGCACGGTCGAGCCGGACGCAGAGCAGGACGTGTCGAACGCGCTCACGACGATCGGCGGGCACACCCACACGGGCGCGCCGACGGACGGGAAGAAGCTGCCGGCGGCGGCGCTCGCCATCGACGGCGACGTGTCATTCAAAGACTCGCTCGCGGTGAGCCACAACGTCGTCGATCTTCGCACGTCGCGATACACCGACCAGGGAAGCACGCTCTCGGCCTCGGGAGACGTGGACTGCGTCTACTTCGTCGGCGGCGACATGTACGCGAACGACGGGAGCGGCACGGCCATCAAGCTGACGAGCGGCGGCGCCGTGAATGTCACGACGGGCCCCACGACGTGGAAGGCGCTTGCGGTCTCGAGCTCGCCGACGATTCTCGCGAGCGACACGTACACGCTCTACCTCGTCGACACGGGCGGAGCGCGCACGATCACGATGCCCGCAGCGGGCGCCGTCACGGCGGGGCGCCTGTACGTATTTCTCGACAAGAGCGGCACGGCGCAGACGCATCCATTCACGATCTTGCGCGCGGGCGCCGACACCATCGCGGGCGCGACGAGCTACGTCGTTTCGGCGGCGTGGGGCGGCGTCATGCTGCTATCGGATGGCTCGTCGAAGTGGGTTGCGATCTCGGTCTACAACGCCGAGCAGGGCAACGTTACGACGGGCGCAGCGCCCGCGCTCACGGGCGCGATCGCGCTCTCGAAGGTGTCCGCAATTAAGGCTCGGAACAATGCCGGGTCGCAGGACATTTCGCTCGTCGCGACCGATGCGAGCGACAACATCACGATCGGCGACGCGACGAATGCGGTGGGGATGTCGGCGGTGTGCTCCGGTAACCTGACGCTGCAGCCGACGGGGTTCCTCGCCGTCAAGGTGAGCGCGAGCGGGGTAACTAATCTCAAGGTAGAGCACCTTACGTCGAGTTCCGTCCCGCGAACGCATGTAATCGCCGATGTTCCCGTTTTCTTCGGCGATGGGAGCACTACGGGAAACGGGCTCGTTATCGATGATGTTGGCTCTGGCGGATGGGTGCATGTGCTCATCGGGACCGGAGGAAACTTCATCGTCGAAACCACCTACAACGGGGATGCTGCCTTTGCTGCCCACGTTTCAGGGCTCGTCGCGACGTGGGAAGCCGCCAACGACATTCAGATTTACTCGAACTCAGGGAAATACGGCTTCGGCGTGACACCCGTCACCCCTGCCACATACACGACGACGAACCACAGCACGTCGCGATCGCTCGACGAAACCGGCGCGACCACGACGCAGGTGGCGCACGTACTCGGGACCCTGCTCGCCGATCTCAAGCTTCTGGGGATCACGAAATGAGCCTCGATCCGCAGCTCGTTCCCATCCCCTTCTCGGGCGGTCTCGACACGAAGACCGACCCGGCGCAGGTGCTCGCGGGCAAGCTGCTCGCGCTCGAAAATGGGCAATTCACGCGCGGCGGGCAGATCACGAAGCGCTTCGGCTACGACACGTTATCGACGAGCGTCGAGGGCGGCGGCGCCGTGCAGGCCGCGCAGGCCATCGCCTCCCACGAGGACGAGCTTCTTCTGTTCGACGGGAAGCACGTCTATTCGCACGTCGAGGCGACGGGCAATTGGCTCAACCGTGGGAACGCGGTCTCGATCATCGCGACCGACAACACGATCGTGCGCATCACCGGCGCGCAGCAGCTCAACCCCGACGTCGCGATCCTCAAAGGGATCGAGGTGTACGCGTGGGAAGACTCGGGCGGCGGCGTTCGCTACTCCGTCGTCGACGCGACCACGCGCGCCTTTGCCGTGAGCAATGCGCTCGTTGATGTCGCCGGCGTCCAGCCGAAGGTCATCGCCTTCGCCGGCAAGATCGTGATCCTCTTCAGCAACGGAACCGAATCGCTCTACTACCGCACGATCAACCCGCTGAACCCGACGCTCCTCGGAACGAAGACCACGATCTTCACAGATGGCTTTGCGGCCTTCGGCTACGACGTGGCGGTTATCGGGGCAAAGCTTGCAATCGGCTACCTCTCGTCGTCGACCGTGACGGGCGCGATCCAGCTGATGACGCTCGACCAAACGCTGGCCGTGAATCCTGCCGCGCCCGTCATCGTCGAGAATACGGTCAACAAGGCAATCACCGGCGGAAAGCTCTCGGTCCTCTCCGTTGTCGGCGACAGCGTGCAGAACATCTGGATCGGATGGGCGACCGGCGCCGACGTGCGCGTTGCCGTCTACACCTACAACCTCGTCGCCGTGCTCGCCGATACCGTCGTCGACGCATCGGCGGAGTCGCTCGCGCTCACCATGGTTGAGTCGCCGACTACGGCGCTCAAGATGCAGATCGTCTACGAGGTCAAGGCGGCCGCGACCTACAACCATCTCTCGAAGCTCAAGACGACGACGAGCGGGGGGACGGTTGCCACGGTTGGAACGCTTCGAAGCGTCGGGCTCGCCGCCAAGGCGTTCACGCAAGACGGGCAGAGCTACGCCACGTTCGCGCACGAGTCGCCGCTTCAAAGCACGTACTTCACGGCCGAGCTCTCGAGCACGTTCCCCATCGTCGCGAAGATCGGCGCCGATGTCGGCGGGGGCCTTCGAACCAACGGGATGCTTTCCGAGTGCTCGCTCGCCGACACGGGTACATGGCTGTGGGCGAATCTGACGAAGGGCAAGATCATCACGGAAGCGAACACGCTGTTCGCGCTCCTCGGCGTCTCGTCGACGCGTTTCGACTTCGCGCACCCGAACAGGTTTCTCGCGGCGACGAGCGCGCGGCAGCTCCTTTTCGTCGGCGGCATCTTGCAGAGCTACGACGGCTCGGCGGCCGTAGAGCACGGCTTCCACCTCGACCCCGAGCACTTCACGGCAAGCGCCAGCGGGAGCGATGGGAGCCTTTCGACGGGCTCCTATCAATACGTAGTCGTGTGGGAATGGACGGACAACCACGGGCAGATCCACCGCTCCGGCACGAGCAAGCCCGTCACCGTTTCTGTCACGGCAACGAATCACGTCACGCTTACGATCTCGACGCTTCGGCTCACGGCAAAGAGCAACGTCGCCATCGCGATCTATCGGACCGCGGTCAACGACGTGACCTTTCATCGCATCACCTCGCAGCTCGGCTCGGGCTCGCTCTTGAACGACCCGACCAACGATACCGTGACCTTCACAGACAAGCTCGCCGACGCCGACATCGCGGCGGACGAGCTGCTCTACACGACGGGGGGTGTGCTCGACAACGCGGCGCCGCCCGCATGCTCGCTCATCTCGCTCTATCAGGGGCGCGTGATTGTCGCCGGGCTCGAAGATCCGAACCTTCTTTGGTACTCGAAGAATCGTTTCGACAACACGAACTTCAACACGATTCCCGTCGAGTTCTCAGCTTCGCTCACGCTTGGGTGCGACCCGCGCGGCGGCGCCATCACGGCGCTCGGGTTGATGGATGACAAGCTTATCATCTTCAAGCGCTCGGCGATCTTCGTTCTCTCGGGCGACGGGCCCAACGATACGGGGGACGGGCAGACATTCCCCGATCCGCAGTACGTGACAACCGACGTCGGATGCTCGAACCCGAACAGCGTTGTCTCTACGCCCGACGGCCTCATGTTTCAGACCGACAAGGGGATCTATCAGCTCGACCGCTCGATGAACGCGACCTACATCGGCGCGCCGGTAGAGAGGTACAACGATCTCGAGATCACTTCGTCGACGCTCGACCAAGACGCCAATCAAGTGATCTTCACGACGTCGAGCGGGCCCGCGCTCGTCTTCGACTACTACTACGACCAGTGGAGCACGTGGACGAACCACGATGCGCAGGACTCCGACAGCTTCGGAGCTCGCTTCGTGTTCGTGAAGGCTTCCGGCATCGTCTACGCGCAGAACCGGGCGAAGTTCACGGATGGCGGCTCGCCCGTCTATCTCTCATGGACGACGCCTCACCTTGCGTTCAATCAGCTAAACGGGTTTCAGCGCGTCTACCAGGCTTGGATCCTCGGCGCATACAAGAGCCCGCATAGCCTGCGCGTGCAGGTGGCCTACGACTACGCGAACGTCTACAGCGATGAGGGAACGATCGACGCGTCGCAGAACATCACGACATGGGGATCCGGCGGCGGAACGTGGGGATCCGGCGGCGGCGTTTGGGGCGGCAGCTACACCCCGTATCAGTTCCGCATCGATTTCAAGCGCCAGCGGTGCACCGCAATCTCACTCAAGGTGAGCGACACGCAGCAGGCGCCCTACGGCGAGGGCTACGCGATCTCGGCGTTGACGTTTCGAGTAGGCGCGCTCAAGGGAGCACAGCTGCCGGCGACGGCAATTACGGGGACCCAATGACCTCTCAAGCTCCCGATCCTGGCTACGTCGCGCCGCGCCTCACGAACGGCGCGCAGCAGTACGGCTCGGGCCCGGGCTCCTGGTATACGAGCTCCGACCTAACGGCGCACAATGCGCGCGATTCGCAGCCGACATCGGGGGCTGTGGTCGCATCTCCGTCCATCGGCGGCTTCATGTACGCGAACGGGCAGGCCTTCGACGATCCAAATTCGAAGGCGGTCTACGGCGCGATTCAGAACGGGATGAACACCCGGACGGATCAATCCGCGCCCATGGCCCAAATGACCCAAATGGGGCTCTCGTCGCTCTACGGCGGTGCGCAGGCGGCGCCCGCGATGATGACGAGCGGCGCACAGCTCGGCACGGCGCAGGATCAGCAGCTCGCAGCGGCGCAGGCGAAGCAGGCGAACCTTCTCGCCGCGCAGGCGACGGGACTTGGCCCGAGCGTCGCCGAGCAGCAGGCGCGGCAGCAGGCGGCGCAGATCACGGCGGCGCAAATGGCTGCCCTTGGGTCGCAGCGTGGCGCCTCGAACCCCGCACTCGCGCAACGGCAGGCGGCGACACAGGGCGCAGCGGCGCAGCAGCAGGCGGCGCAGACCGCAGCGCTCGGCCGCTCGCAAGAAGCCATGGCGGCGCAGCAGCAGCTCACGGGCGCGCTCGGCGGGCTCCGTGGGCAGTCGCAAACGACCTCGCAAACGCAGGCGCAGCTCGCGCAGCAGGCGGGGCTCGCAAACCAGTCGACGGCCGCGCAGTACGCGCTCGCCAATCAACAGGCGATGCAGCAGGCGCAACTCGCCAATCAGAGCGGCATCAATCAGTTCGCGTTGCAGCAAGGCAACATGAACCAAGCGACGAGCATGGCAAACCTGCAATCGCAGACGGCGCAAAACCAGCTCAACGACCAGCAATACGCCGCCTACCTACAGGCGATGATGGGCCAAAATCAGCAGGATATCGCGAACCAAATCGCCTATCAGCAGCTCTTCGGACAAGAGCAGATGAGCCTTGCTTCAACCGACATGGGGCAGGCCATCAACTCACAAAACAATGCTTCCGGCATGGCGGGCGCAGGCATGGCGGCAGCCGGCGCGCTTGCCGCGGCGGCGATGTCCGATCGTCGAGCGAAGACCTCGGTTCGTTCCGGCGAGCGCGATGTGCGTTCGTTCCTCTCGGCCTTGATCGGAGGCAGCGATGCCCGTTGATAGCTCGATTTCGTACGACGCTCCGCCCGAGCCCGATGCGCAGGAGCTCTCGGCGGAGTCACCGCTTCCGGGGCAGCTCGCGAGCGGCGTGGCAGCGGGCGCGCAGAAGTTTGGGCAAGGGATGATGGCTTCCAGCGCGGCCGCGCCGGGGTCGCATCAACCGGACATCTTCGACAAGCTCTACGGCTCGAGCCCGCTCCAGAAGCAGGCGGCGCCGAATTTTGCCCCGGCCATCAACGTCATGCCGCCGAGCGCGATCGGGCAGTCGATGCAGCAGATGTCCGATCGTCGAGCGAAGACGGAGATCCGCTCCGGCGAGCGCGACGTGCGCGAGCTTCTTGCCGTGCTCGCAAGGGGGACCCGATGAGCTCTCAAGGACCTTGGATGCCGCCGGGGCAAGGGCCGCAGCAGCAAAGCCCGATTCGCTTGCCCACGACTCCGGCGCAGTCCGCGCCGGGGCCGCAGTACAACGCGCAGGCGCAGCCGATGCCGTCGTCGATGCAGTCGAGCGCGTACGTGCCCACGCAGCCGATGCAGCAGCAGGCCAATCAGCAGCAGAGCATCGAGCAGCAAGCGCTTGCCGGCGGCAGCAACGCGCAGCAAACGCAGAACTTTCTCCGAGCTCTGACGGCTGCGGGTGCGGGCAACAACAACAACTTCATGCAGTCGGCTGCACCCGCAGCGCAGTCGGCTGCCCCTCTTCTCGGGCCCCTATCGGGCTACGGCGGCGGCGGCCCGCGAGTTTCCTACGATCCGGCCCTCGGAGCGCGCGAGAACAACGGCGGGGCCACCTATCCGCTCCTGAATGGCGCGGGAAATGCGCCGCCTCCGAAGCCACTTCCCGGCTCTCCGGGTGGGCCGCCCATTGACTTCAGCAACATGCTCAATCCGGCGATCCCGCCGCCCGATCCCAGAAACAACTTTGCGCAGGGCTCGACGCCGCAAATGGGGAACTCGTTTCAACGCCCCGCGAACGATCCTTTCAACATCGGCGGGATGAACTTTCCTGGGCTCTCTGCCCCGCCGCCGCCTCCGGATCCACGGAACAACCTGCTTGCGAGCGGCGGGATGCAGCTCGTAAGCGACGAGCGCGCGAAGACTTCGATCGAACCGGCCGAACGCGACGTGCGCGCGATGCTCGGCGAACTCGGCGTTCACTCCTACCGCTACAAGGACCCGGCGGACGGCGCGGGGCGCTACGTGTCGCCGATGGCGCAGGAGCTCGAGAAGACCCCGATCGGCAAGTCGGCGGTCATCGAAACCCCACGCGGCAAGATGGTCGACTATGGGCGCCTCGGCGGCATCACGCTCGCCGCGGCGGCCCTGCACGAAAAGCGGATCGCCGAGATCGAAAAGGCGCTGCGCCTGAAAGGGGGCTCCCGTGGCTGATCCCGCAGGCCTCACGCCCGCGCAGCTCGCCGCCCTGAAAAAAGCGGGATGGATGGCGCCGCAAGATCGCGCCGAGCTTCCGGGGCATCCTGGCTTCTTCGTGAAGGCATGGAAGCCGCCCGAGGGGAGCGAATACCACCGCTCTCTGCCGCAAGAGCAGAGCAGTTACGATCGATGGCTGCTGTCGCGGCAGCAGCGCGGTGCCAAACTCAACGCGACCGACGCCGCGCAGGCCGGGCAAGTGACGCCAGCCACGGCGGTCGCGTTTCAGCAGGAGCAAGCCGCGAGTCGCGCAGCCGCGCAACCGTGGGCCCTGCCTCAGGGCAGCGCCTATGCCGCGCGCAAGGATCTGCCACAAGATCAGAGCAGCTATCAGGGGTGGCTCATTCGGCATGAGGGCGAAGGGCTCAACGCCGCCGACGCCGCGGCGGCGAAGGTTATCCCAACGGAGTTTCGGGCCGAGGACGCGAAGGACAATGCGAAGTACCAGGCCGCTCTTGCGCGCGACAAGCAAGCGGCCGCGTCCGCTGCCATTCAGCAGACCGCGCAGCGATCCGCAGCAGCGGTATCGCCGCCGGCAGCCACGGGAATCACGGGCGGCATCGGTGCAGCGGCAGCGCCGCCCGCGCCGCCGATGGTCGTTGCGGCGCCCGCAAGCGCCGTAGCGCCTGCGCCTCCTCTCCCGCCGGGGGCCGGCGCGCCGGCCCCTGCGCCATCGGCGACGCCTCCGACGGCCGCGGCTGAACCGGCAGCCGTCACGCCGACGGCCGCGCCGGCGCCGACGATCTACGACCAACTCGCGAAGTGGTGGAGCTCGTAAGCCATGGCCGACCCTACTCCGCAGGCGATCTCGCAGCAGCTCGCAGCCCTCGACGCGCAGACGCGCGCAAAGCTGCAAGCGGGTGGCTATCTGCCGCAAGGCTTCGGCGCTCCGCCGCAGCAGATCGATCTTGCGCCTGTGGCCATCAATTCGGCCCTTCCGCCGGCCCAGCAAGCGCCCGTGGACACGACTCCGACGGGGGACGCAAACGGATTCGCTTGGGTCGGCCGCGGCCCTCCTACGGGCACGCCAGGCGGCCCCGGATGGGTCAACGTCGGCGGGCCGAAAGTAGCGGCTGACGAGGTAGCCCCAGCCCTTTCGGCCCCTCCCTCGACCGGCGGCGGCGGCGGGCCCGTCGAGGCCAATGCGGCCGTCGGCGCGGCGCCGCGCGTGAAGGAAGCAATCCCGCTCCCGGCCGTCGAAGCGAAGGACATCCAAGCCAAGCCCGCGGGGCCCGCGCAGCCCGGGCTCGACCCGGGGCTTCCGCCTCGGCCGACGGGCGCGGGCGGCGTGAGCCCGAACCTGAAGGCCTTGCTCGGGCAGTTCGATGAGTCCGATCGGCGCGTCATCAAAGCGAACGAGGGGCAACAGGCGAAGGTCGGCGGCGCAGCGCAGGCGGCGGAAGATCTCGCGTGGCGCACGCAGGCGGCGAATGCGAACGCGGTCGCCGAGTACGGCAACATCGGGCAGCAGCAGCTCGCGCACAACCAACGTGCGACCGACAGCGCCTACAAGGCGTGGGACGACGCGAAGGCGCAAGCGGCATCGCTCAAGGACATCGACCCCGATCACTACTGGCACGAGAAGGGCACCGGCGCGCGCATTGGCTCGGCCATCGCGGTCGCCCTCGGAGCCTTCGGCGCGGCGATGCCTCATAGCGGCGCCGGCGGCCGAAACTACGCGCAAGAGATCGTCAACTCGGCGATCGAGAACGACATCAAAGCCCAGCAGATGAACCTCGACAAGAAATGGAAGGAGGCGACGCTTGGGCACGACATCGCGAATAACAAGCTCGCTCGCTCGCAATGGGAAAGCGATCAGCTCGACAAGGCGATGTTGCACGCGAATGAAAAGGGGCGCCTCGAAGTGGCGGGGGCTGCCGCGCAGTACCAGGGCGCGGAGCAGCAAGCGAAGCTCGGCGAGATCGATGCGGGGTTGACCGCGAAGAACGAGCAGATCGTTCAGCAGATGGCGCAACGTCGCTTTCAGGCCTTGCAGCAAGCGGCGGCGGGCGCGGGCGGCGATGCGCAGCTACGCGCCGGCATCAAGAAGGCCGCTGATGAGTACTTCTCTGAGCGCGTGAAGAACGGAGGCGCGCCTCCCACGGCGCAAGAGCTCGCGTCGGCGTACGGCGGCCGTGGTGTTCCGGGCGGCGTGGGGCCGAGCGTGGACCCGCTTGCGGGCATCCCGAAGCAGAATCGCGAAGCCGCGCAGAAGGAGCTCGACAAGATCACGGGGCAGAAAACGGATCTGGCTGCGCTTGATCGCGTTGGCGAAGGGTTGCAAGGCAATCGGCCGACGGAACACCCGCTCGACTACTTGGCTGCCGGCATTGCAGATACAGAAGGGGCGAAGAAAAGGGAGCGAATCGAGGCGTACAACGCGCAGATCCTTTCGTTGCTCAAGAAGGATGAGGGGCTGCGGCTGAATCCGACGGTGCTCGAGCAGGTAGCAAAGCCGATGCTGCTCGATGAGTCGGCATCTCAAGCGACGATCGAGCGCGCGAAGGATCGAGCCAAGGCGCATTTTGCGCCAACGCCGCAGACTCCGATCCTCGTGAACGCCGGCAAGGTCGCTCCGCCACAGCAAGGGATCCCAGGCTTGAAGGCTCTGCCATGACCGAGCCCGTTGCCACCCCGCAGCCCGTCTACGACGCCGCCTATGCGCGCGTCGTCGATGCGACCCCGGACCTGCTCGAGCAGGATCCGCAGCGCTACCAGCCACTCGGCGAACAGCGCGTGGTGATGCAGGATGCGACGGGCAAGAAGTACGAGCTTCCCGCTTCGAGCGCACAGCTTGCCTTGAATCAAGGGCTCTCGTTTCTCCCGCACGAAGACGCAGCCCGCGAAGTGCAGGTTGAAGCGTGGCGCAAGGTGAACGATTCGGCGTTCACGGCGGCGACGACGAGCGGGATGAATCAACTCGCGTTCGGTGTGCCTGACATCATTCAGCAGCACGAACAGAGCGCGAGCGCAGAAGGCGAGCGAAGGGCGCAAGCCCAGCACGGTACTGCGAGCTTCCTCGGCGGCGCCGCAGGACTCGCCGCCAACGTCGCCTTGACCGCAGGCCTCGGCGCCGAGGCGCAGGGTGCCGCCCGCGGGGCCCAAGCGCTCGACGCCGCGAACGTTGCTCGAGGCGCGCAGGCCCTCGAAGCGGCCGCCCCAGGGCTCGGCTCGAGACTCCTCACGCGCGCAGTCACGGGCGCCGCAGAAGGGGCCGCCTACGCCGCCCCGCAAGCTCTCGCCCATGCGGCGTACGGCGACACGCACGAGGCCGCAGAAAGCATTCTTTGGGGCGCTGGGCTCGGCGGCATCATCGGTCTCGGCTCGGGCGCGCTGTCCGAAGGCGTGCGCGGCGTGAAGGGCGCCGCACGCGATGCATTCATTTCCCATGGGGTCATGGACGAAGCGGGGACCATGAACAATGGCCGCATTCGCGAGCTCATGGGCACGGCCGCGCCGGACGCCTTGCAGGGCAAGACGCGCGCAGAGCTCCTCGCCATGAAGCAAGGCGTGACGGACGCCATGAGCGAGCACGCTGCGTCCCTCGACGCGGCGATCGCAAAGGCTCCGCCCGAGCTCGGCGAGCGGCTCGGCATCAAGCCGACGGACCTCGCCTCGAAGATCCAGGGCGACGTCATGGCGACCCGGCCCGCGCTTGGAACTAGCATGTACACGGCCGAGGCGCGCGAGCTCTCGAGCATCACCGATCGCATCGCCGCCAAGGGGCCCGAGCCGGTTTCTTTTCAGAGCCTCGATTCGCTCACGGGAATCAAGGGGCTCGACTCCCTACTCGACAAGGCCCCGGGCGAGCTCTCGGGCAAAGAGAAGATCGCGCGGCAAGTCGCGGGAATCGTCGAGAGCGAGAAGCAACGGGCCATGAACGAGGCCTTCAACGCGCTAGGCCTCTCGACGAGCTACGGCGATTTTCTCGCGCAGAAAGAGCAGCTCGCGCAGATCGGTCAAGCGCTCTCGCTCCCGCAGACCACGGCGGCGAGCCTGCTCGCCTCGAAGGGCGTGGGTATGGTCTCGAAGGGCATCGCGGGCGCCGTCGGCGGCATCGCAGGGCACGCGATCGGCGGCCCTCTCGGCGGCATCGTGGGCTACGGCGCGGTCAAGGGCATCGCGTCGAAGCTGCTCGACAATGCGATCGGCGGCAAAGCGCTTGCCCTCTCGACCCGAGCCATGAAGGCGATCACCGATCGGCCCGAGACCATTGGGTGGTTGGGCTCGGTGTTCGCCAAGGACACCACGCAAGCGGCCGCGAAGGCCTTTGCATCCATCCCATCGATTCTCACGCGTGAAGCCGTCGCGGCGAAGCAGGCCTCGGCGGATCCATTCAAGGCCACGCTTGGCGCGCAAGCCAACGGGCTCAGCAAGGGGCAGCAATTCGATCGCGTGGCCGAAGCGCTCGACAATCCGCAGCGCGTGCAGAGCGAGCTCGAAGCGCAGACGCATCTCTACGCCAAGGACCCCGAGCTTTCGGCGGCCGTGCAGCAAGCGCACGAGCGCGCGGTAGGCTACCTCGCCGGCGCCGTCCCGAAGAACCCCAATCCGGCCAAGCCCTTCGAGACCCGCCCATGGGCGCCGACCCCCGAGCAGATCCGCGGCTTCGGGCAGCGGCTAGAGATCGTCAACAATCCCATGGCGGTGATGGAGCACATTGCTGCGGGCGATCTGACGCCGGCGCACGTCGAGGCGCTTGGCGCGGTCTATCCGACGCTACGCGATCGCATGGTCGAGCAGGTTGCGATGATGGCGCACGATCCGAAGCTCGCGGGCAAGGTGAGCGCGGGCGCAAAGCTCGGCCTGTCGATGATGACTGGAATCAACTTCGACTCGACCAACTACCAGCAGGCCTATCCGCCGGGAGGCTCGGCGGGGCCGCAAGGCGCGCCGCAAGCCAAGAAAGAAAAGGGCGCCGGCTCGAGCCGCGCGCACCTGAAAGACACCCCAGGTCTCGCGACCCAAACGACCCGAATCGAGTTCAAAGGACAGCAGGTGCTCTGATGCGTACCGTTACGGCATACCTTCAATCCCAGTCTTCGGACGGCGCAAGCCAGGATCCGGCCTCCCAGTGGAACGCGATCGTTCTCAACTCCACGAAAAAGAGCGCCGGCTTCTACATGGGAGACGCGAGGCTCTTTTCGGTCAACATTCAATGCCCGGCGACCGGTACACCATCCGGAACGCTCACGCTCGAAGCGTGCAACGACATGTCGCGAGGCCTGGACGAAAGGCCCGATCCTGACGTCGGCGGCGGCTCAGATGTCCGATGGGTCGCCGTGAAGTTCCTCGATGCATCGGATGCACTCGTGGCGAGCATCGTTGTCTCTGGCGCCTCGTCGGTCATGATGCAGGTGAAGGATTGCACCTACAGGTGGTTGCGGGTTGTCTGGACCAACAGCAGCGGGTCGGCGACGATCACGGCTACCGCGCAGAAGAAGGGATGGGTGTGACCATGAGCCTCGACATTGACCGATCGGAAATCACCGATCTCGAAGTGCTCGCGCTTCCGCTTGGAAACAGCATCGATGACGGTGCACGGCTCTTCGGCTCGGCAGGGCTGCTCGCCACCGCGAAGAGCCAAGGCAAGCCCCTTTGCCTGCTCGCTGGCACGTACACGGTCGCCGACACCTACACGCTTGCGTCGACCGATGGCGTGATCCGGTTGCTGATGGGTGCGGCGTTCGCGGTCGCGAGCGGTAAGACGCTGTCCATCGCCTGCCCGTTCACGCAAGACGTGCCCGGGGCGACGGCAAACACGGGAAGCGGAACGCTCACGGTAACGAGCTCGCCCGACGCGGCCACCACGTTTCTACTGAACGCCGACGAGATCGATTTCAACACGAAAGCCGGGGTCGCATCGTCAAAGTACGTGACGAGCCCAAGCGCATGCGCGATCACGTTCGATGCAGCCGTTACAGGTCTCACCGTGACGCAAGCAACGCGCGCGAGCACCGGCGCGAACGCGGGTGCGACCACGACGATCCGCGCGCAGGCTGGGCAGCTTCAGACCGGGGTGACTGCAAATAACAACGGCGGCGAGCTCGTTCTCGCATCCGGAGCAGCAGGCACGGGCGGTAGCGGCGCTGCTGCTACGGCCGGACCCATCACCGTGAAGCAGGGTACGACGACGATCGCAGCCTTTTCCCACAAGGCGCCCGACGGGTCGAACTTCGGAAACTACCTAGATTTTGGCAGTGTCGCCGGAGGGATCTCGATGAGCGGGTCCGGCTCGATGGTGTCCACCGCTCCAGGGGGAGATGCATATTATGCATCTGGCCCCTCAAATTCTGTGTTTCTCGGGTCTACGGCTCTATACAGCGCAATCGCCATTACGGCGACCTCAGGAGCCGTCGTTACTCAAGCATTTGCATCTACGGCGGTAACTCCGACGATCATGCAAGCGGACGTTGTTACGAACAGTGCCACGGGCGCCGCTCTTACGATTCAGGCGCAGAATGCCACTGGATCCACCGCAAACGGCGGAGCCCTCGTTCTCGCGAGCGGCACCGGTACGACCGCAGCGGGCGCCGTAAGCCTCAAGGCAGGGACCACTGTGCGGCTTACTGCAAACGCAACCGGGCTCGGCTTCTATGCGGGCGGCGCAGTCGCGCAGGCATCGCGCGTTGGGCAGCTCGGAAATCAAGACGTGGGCGCATCCCCCTCGCAATCGAGCATCAACACGGCCATCAACAACGTCCTCGCAAAGGTCAACTCCATCGAGACGGCGATCCACAACATCGGATTGACGGCATGACGGAGTCCATCCACCCCGCCGAGCTCGGGCACGTGCGCGAGCTCTTTCTTCAGGCCGAGATCGCGCAGCTCAAGGCACGCGAGGCGCATCTTTCCATCTGCATCAAGTACGGGCTTGGCCCGACGGATCAGCTCAACCTATCCACGGGAGAAATCATCCATGACCCGGAACGGGGATCTCGTCTCGCTCCATGAGCGCCGACGTGCCGAGGTCGACGATGCGCTCGATGCAGGCGACATCGCCGGCGCCGTGCGAGTCCTCGCTGGGCATGTCGGCGAGCTCGACGGGACCTGCGCCCGCGCGGCCATCGCGGCCGAATCCGCGTGCGAGGCGAGCGAACAAACGCGCACCGACATCTCGAAGATCCGCCAAGCTCTCGAAGAGCGGCCCCGCCGCTCGACATCGGATGTCGACGCGCAGGCGCTCGGCCGTGAGGTCGAAGCGCTGCATGCGCAGTATCGCGGCGACATCGAGGCGATGACTCGAAGCTTCGGGCGGCTCGAGCGGGTTGTGGGCGCTGCCCCAAACGCCGTGATGGGCGTCGAGGGGTCGGGGCTCTGGAAAGAAGTTCACCGCATGCAACGGCTTCTATTCATCGGCTTCGCCGCCGCGACGCTCCTCGGCAAGGGCGCCGAACTGCTCGTAACTCACTTGCTCAAATAGGAGGCTCTCAAATGCTCGTTTCAAATGCAGATGATCCGAAGGCCGCTCCGCTTACATGCACCGTGCAAGATCTGAAGACGGCTCTGGCCGTGGCGCAGCCGCCGCCCGTGAATGTGCCCGCGCCCTCCGTCACTTCTGTCTCGGATGCGGTCTACAAGGCGATCAAGATCGCGACGGGGAAATAGCTATGGGGTCGCTTCTCAAGCTCATCCGCCGTGAGCCGGTCGTGCTGGTGCAAGCCGTAACGCTCGCGCTCGGCGTCGCCGTGGCGTTCGGCCTTCACCTGACCGACAAGCAAGACGCTGCCATCGTTGGCCTCGTGGCCTTCCTTGGCGCCATCTTCGCGCGTGGCAAGGTGACGCCCGTCGTCGAAGCCGAACCGCCGAAGCAGGGGCCCTACCGCGTCGCGCCGCCTCCCGCGAATGACGCTGCTCCCCCGACCCCGAAGACGGCCGCTCGCGTCGCCATGACCTGCGGCGCCGGGCTCGCGCTCTGCTGCTCCGCCGCGCTGCTCGAAGCGGCCTGCACCCCCGCGGAGCAGCAGGAAGCGGCAAAGATCATCGATGGGGCCGAGGCGCTCTGCGCGCTGGTGCTCGACGTGGCGGACCCCTCGAGGGAGCCGCTTTGCGTCCAGGGGCAAGAGCTCGCCGATGCCGGCTTGAAGTACGTCGAGACGAGGACGACGCCCGACGCTACGCCGGCGCTCGCGGTGGACTCGACCTGCTACTCGAAGCTCGCGGCGCAGCCGAAGATCAAGGCGCGCCACAAGAAGGTGGCTTCGGCCGATGCGGGCACCCCGTGAGCCCCTTGCTCTTCGCTCTCCTCCTCGCCATCGTTCCCCCGCGCGGCGGCATCGAGCGCTACCACGCGGATGCGGTGCGCTACGCGTCGATCGCCGATGACCTTGCCGCCGAGGTCCACGAGTCGGGGCCCATCAACGGGCTCTCGGAATGGGAAACGGCGCTGCTCCTCGTCTCGATTGCGGTGCACGAAAGCGGCCTTCGCGCCGACGTCGACGAGGGGCGCGTGCGGGGCGGCGGGCGAGACGGTTGCCTCCTCCAGATCCGCGGCTTCCACGGCTCCGACCGAAGGGCGTGCCTCAAGCGCGGGCTCGAGCTCGCGCGGGCGTCGTGGTGGGCCTGCCCGCGCGAGCGCCTTGCGGCGTACGCGTCCGGCTCGTGCTCGGCGGGGCTGCCCGAATCGCGGGCGATGGTCGACGCTTGGCAGAGGTGGCGCGTGCGCTACCCGGGGCCCGTGCAGTGACCTCCCATTCGAGCATGACCGCCTCATGGGAAACGCGCGTGCGCGAGCTCTCGGTCCGGCTGCTAAACGCGAGCTATTACGCGCTCGCCGGCGAGGGGTGTGCGCTGCTCGTCGAGCTCGACACATGGCGCGAGAGGGCGCCGCTCGGCGAGCAGAAGTCTGATTGGTTCGGCCGCGCCCTGACGTGGTTTCGCTTGGGAGAATCACGATGCCCGGCCCCATGACGCCGATTCGCGACAACATGATCCGCCTCGCCTTGAGCTTCGACGGCTGCAACGCCGCGACCGATCGCGATCGATACCTCGACCTCATCGCGCCCGACGAGACACCCGAGATGCGCGCCGCTATGGCATCGATGTCCAGCTGCGCCCTCACCGTTCGCGGCTTCTGGCGCCGCCTCGGGCTCGTGCACCCTCGGCTCGCGGCGCCGTACCGAATCGGCGATGCCGTCGATGACGTGGTTTCGATTGCTCGCGAGCTCGGGGCGTGGAGGGAGCCGCACCCGGACGCTACGCCGACACCAGGGGATGCGGTGTACGTCGCCACGCCGGAGCACGTCTATACGATTGTCGAGGAACTCGGGCCGATGGCTTGGGGCAGCATCGACGGCGGTCAGCGCACGCCTAACGGCGCCGAGATGATCGGCAGGTCGGCGCGGAAGTGGGTTTGGGGCGGCAACGTGCTTTTCGACCGCGGCGTGATGACGAGGGTCGTGCGCGGGTGGGTCGACCTCGACGCGCTATTTGCCTGAGCGGTACATAGCGCGCAGTGGTCAAGCCCCTTGGTGAACTATTTCGACGGTTCGCCCTTTCCGCGCAGCCGCTCGTTTTCGGCGCGGAGCTCGTTCGCAGTCTGCGCGAGGGTGGCAAGCTCGGCATCGCGTTCGTTGATCTTGTCGGACAGTTTCTCGCGCCACATGTTGGACTCGGCAAGGTCGTTGCTGAGCCGCATGATTTCTTCGACATGTAAGCAGACCGGTTGATGGCAGATCCAGCACATTTCGAAGTAGTTGAACATCTTGAACATCATTCCCCGCCCCCCTCTGCGAGCTTGCGCAGCTCTGCGATACGCTTCTCGTGCTCCTTCATGTCGTCGTCGCCGCCGCAGTTGTAGAGCTCGGCGATCGCTTCGTGTCCAGCGGTCCACCCGTCCAGCGCCTCTTTCAGCGCGGCGCGGAGGCGCTCGTTTTCGGCGCGAAGGTCGTCGCACTCTGTATGCAGTTCGCTGATTAGAAGGTCGCGCACTGCGGTCATGTGGCTCATCTCTCGCCTCCCAACATGTACGCTTCCCGAATCGTCTGCCAATGCGCATCGGCCCCAGGATGCATCGGCTCCCACGCTTTGCGCACCGCGGTTTCGTAGCCGCGGAGCACCACCTTCAGCGCGGCGCGGATGGTGGCGTGCTCCGCAACGAGCTCTCGGTTTCGCGTCTCCCAATGGCGCAGGCATCCGGGCGCGATTGAACAAACACCGTCTTGACCGCAGTCGCACGCCTCTTTCAGCGCGGCGCGGAGGCGTGTGTTCTCCTCCTTGGCTTGCTCGAGATCGCCCTCGATGCGTCGCAATACTCGCGCGGGAATTGGCTGCGTCACTTCTCCCGTCCTTCCTCTCCCGCGGCTTTGGGTCCTTTCGCACATTCTTGCCCGCACACACGCGCGCAACACACGTCCGATAATCCGCGCCACGCGGCCCGTTGTGCGAAATCCGCGGCGCGAAACCGTTGTGCTTCTTCCGGCGACATCTCTTCGAGACCGCACACGCGGCAGCCGCTTCTCGCCACCCCTCCGCTGTCCCTATCGTTCATCGTCGTGGCCTTCTTGCGCAAGAAGCTCGTCTGCCATCACATACGCCATTTCGATGATTTCGTCGGAGGCCTCTTTCCCCGATGCGAGCATGGCGACAACGAAGGATTGCGCGATCATGAGCCGGCGGCGCTGCGTCAACGACTTCTCGAGCGAGGCAAAAGCCGTCTCCAATCCACGTAGCCGCTCGAACACGTCGGGGGCGCCACGCTCGTTCTCCGTTGCCCCATCGCTGGGCTTCTCCCTCTTCACCATTGCGTCTCTCCTCATGATGCTTTCTTCAGTTCGCTGGTACTCCGAGCAAGCCCCACGAGGTACTCGGCAAGCGCTGGCGGCGTTCGTCGCCGTTGCTGCGCCGAGCAGACCTTGATTCCAGGCGGCACCGCCGACCCCTTCGAGCGGTACCGGTTCACGCGACCACCACCGGTGCGGAATCCAGAACACCAGTGCGTCGGCTCCCGCCGAGCCGGCCACATGAGCCGAGACGTTGGAACGCCAACGAGGTAGAGCCACGTGGTCTTCCGCGCGACGTGCCCCCAATCACATTGCGCGATCTCGACCGAGTAGCCGCCATACGCATCGGGCAGGCACCACGGGAGCGGCATGTCGCACTCGTTCCACAAGAGCGACCCCGCCGGGTGCTCGAGCACGCCGCCGAACGCACGCACCTGCTCGACGGCTCTAGGCGCGCATGCCGGATCGTCGTGTCGCGACAGGTGCCGCAGCTTGCCCCACGGCCCGCACGGCGGATGTGCGACGACGGGCCATGGGCCGGCGTACTCCTTCGCGTCTCGCTCGGGTGCGGCCCAGCAATAGACGCCAGCGAGACGCGGGTATGGGCCGCGTGGGTCGACGTAGAGAGCGGCTACGGTTGGACCGAGGCTGGGCGAATCGGAGGTCATCACCTTGCTTCGTTTCTCTTCCTTTGCGGTTTCAGCTACCGAAGGTCACCCGGCCGCCTTGCGCTGGCACGCCGGCGTCACACGGGAGCCGGCGCGATCGCGTTTTGCACTGGATCGCTCGTCGTATTCGCGACGTGACGCGCGGATTGAAAATCCTCGTGTGGGCGGTTCGATTCCGTCCCTGGGCACCAGATCCGCATGAATTGACGCGCTTTCCGATGCGGCCGCGTTTCCACTGCTCGCACCGCTTGCACCGAAACCGCGACCATCTGGCACACCGGTGTCACAACCGACGCGGGCGCGCAGCAACGTTCCGAGCGCGTCGGGAGCGATGCGGCCGTAGACGCGCTCGACCATCCGCGAATCGCGGTGACGGAGCACGCCGGCGAGGAGAGACGGCTCGACGCCTTGCGCTCGGAGCCACGTCGCGCACGTGCGCCGCAAGTCGTTCGGGGTGAGCGGCTCGAGCCCGATGCCGCGGCACGCGTCGGGGAGCTCCCGGCCTACGTTGCCCCACCCGCGGAACATCGGCCCCGAGTCGGGCGTCACGTCGACGACCATCCGCAGGATCGTGATCTGCCACCACACGAGCGGGATCGTCGCGGCCGCGCCCGCCGTCTTCGTCCCGCGGATGCGCACCATGCCGCCCTCGAGGTCGATGTCCGATCGGCGCGCCCGGATGGACTCGGCGTACCGCGCGCCCGTCGCGAGCATGAAGGCCATGTGTGCCGCTCGGTCCGGCAAGAGCGCGTTGACGAGGCGTTGCAGGTCCGCCGCGCGCCGCAGCACCCGCGCGCGCGGCTTGTAGCCCACGGCCCAACCGACCGGCATGATCGCGTCCACGTCGACGACGAGCTCCCCACGGCGCTTCGCGAGCTTGAGCGCGACCCGTAGCGTGGTGAGCTCCTTCCCGATGGTCGTCCTCTCCGCGCCCTCCGACGTCCTCATCGCGATGAAGTGATCGACCATCGCCGCGGTGAGCTCCCCGAGGCGGGTGTCACGCCCGAGGACACGAACGAGGTGCGCGGCCTTCGTTTGGTACATGCGCACCGTGCCCGCCGCGCGCCCGCGCTGGGCTCGGTCGGCGAGCATGTGCATCAGGGCGCTGTCGAGCGTGGTCGCGTACGCGGCCGAATGTCGGGGATCTGCGGCCTCTCGCTCGAGACGAGCCGCAACCGTTTCGGCCGCTCGCCGGTCGGTGCATCGGGTGGACACGCGGTGTCGGCGCTTGCTCGCGTCGTAGAACGTCGCCCACCACGTTTCGCCGCGCTTGTAGAGTCGTGCCATCCCGGTTCCTCGATTCGTCGAAGGTACGCGTCAAGCGCTCGCCGTGTCACCCGCACCGATCGGCCGCTAACCAGGTGCGGGATCTCCCGCATGATTTCGTAAGCCCGCGAGAGCGACACCTTGAGCTCGGCCGCGACGTCAGTTGCGGTGAGTACGCGATCGGTCATGGCCCCCTCGAAAGATCGATCGACTTCAGGCGGGCAGTCGCCTTCTGCTCCAACATCGCGATCATGATGCGGGCGCCGTCTTCGTCCCCCTTTGCCTCGCATTCGCCGAGACAGAAACGGATGAAGCTGTCTACGATGTTGCGATCGTCGAGCACGACGTGGCAATTCCCGCCCGCGCCGTTGCCTGGTTTCGCGTAGTACATGCGGATCAAGTTGGCGACGTCGCGAGCCGTTGGGCGCGTGGGGGCAGTCACGAAGCCTCCTCCAGCTCCCCCGGCGAGTAGACATTGCTCACGATGTCGGGATAGACCGCGCGCGCCAACATCGCGGAGGAGCGCGCGAGCAGCATCGCTTCCGGGTGCTTCTGCCAAGTGCCTTTCCCGACGAGCCCCGCGCGCTTGGCCTGCTCGATGGTGAAGCTCATGCGCACTTCACGGCGGCCGCCGAAGCGCTTCGTTTCCCACGTTGCGATCTTGTCGCTCGACTCGACGAGATCGAAATACTCGGCCTTCCCGCTGTTCAGCACGAGCCCCACCATCAAGCTCGATGACATCTCGGGTTTGCCCTCAATCATGTGAATCCCGCGCAGCGCCGTCATCGCGTCGAGACCCATCGTGCGACCCGCGAGGATGACCGCGAAGATGCTCTCGGGCGTTTCGTGCTTCCGTCGAAAGATCCCGCTGTTGAAGAGGATCTTTGAGACCATCATGGCGTTGTTCGCCGAACGCGGCTCGAGCTCGAGCTTGAAGCCCGCCTCGACGCGAACGAGCGCCGTAGAAGTGCCCGGCTCTTCGGCCACTCCGGCCGGGCTCGGAGGGGCTGCCCCTTGCGTTTGCGATGGGGTCGCGTGCAGGGGTGAAGCCGAAGCTTGCGGGGGAGCCGGCTCCGTGTCGGCCTCCTCCTCGAATTCTGCTTCTGAGAAAGTGCCCGGCTCTTCGGCCCCACGGCCGGGCTGCGTGTGAGAGGTCTGTTGGGTCCCCTCGCCAGCTGCGAAGCCGGCCGAAGTCTCGTGCTGCTTCTCGAGCGCCTTGCAGTCGATGGGCGCGTCGGTCCGAAGCGTAATCAGCTTGCGCGCGAGGGCGAAAACATCCGCCGAAGCAATCAGCGAATCGCGCACCGAAGGCGGCTCGATCGCCCATTTGCCATCCTTCTTTTCGTCGAGCGCGCCCCACAACTTCGAGGCGGTCCCATACTTCGCGAGCAGGCGTTGCGCGTGCTTCGCGCCGACCTTCTCGACGCCGCGCACGTTGTCGCTCGAGTCCCCTACGAGCGCGAGGTAGTCGACCATTTGCGCGGGCGTTACGCCGTAGCGCGCTTCGACCTCGACGGGTCCGCCGAGCTTGCCGCTCTGAGGGTCGAGCGCGAGCGTCCCGTTGCCGTTCGAGTCGTTCCACCAAACAAGCTGCAACATGTCCTTGTCACGCGAGGCAATGTGGACCTCGCCGTGGCTCGGGCCCTTCTGCCAGAACCACTCCACGCACGTGGCGATGATGTCGTCCGCTTCGAAGCCGGGCGCCTCGAACATGGTGAAGCCTCGCCGCGCGAGCTCCTTCTTCACGCTGTCGAGCTGCTCAAGCGCTTCGGTGTCATGCGGCGGCCGATTGCCCTTGTAGTCGGGATAAATCTCGCGGCGCCATGACGTGCCCGCATCGCAGCAGATGGCGACGCGTGCGTAGCCCTCGGCGAGCTGCACGACCTTTCCAAGCGTCCTCTCGTATGGCGCTTCGCGGCTCTGACTCGCGCTCCCGTGCCACAGCCACCAAAAGATTGCGGAGAGGTCGACGAGGAGAAGAGCTTTCATTGGGCCACCTTTTTGCGAAGAGCATCTCGGATCGCTTCCCATGGGATCTCTTTCCGTACGAGCTCCGCCGAATGCCTGCGCGAACGCGCTTGGGCGGCGAAGGCGGAGGCGTAGGCGGCGAAGGCGTCGGCGGAGGCGTAGGCGGAGGCGTAGGCGTAGGCGGAGGCGGCGAAGGCGTAGGCGTAGGCGGCGGCGGAGGCGTAGGCGGCGGCGGAGGCGTAGGCGGCGAAGGCGTCGGCGGAGGCGTAGGCGGAGGCGTAGGCGTAGGCGGAGGCGTTGGCGGCGTTGGCGTCGGCGTAGGCGTAGGCGTAGGCGGCGTCGCGCGCTTCTCGCACCTGCTCGATCGTCGCCTCGCCTCGCGTCCAAGCTCGGGTTACCTCGACGGCGCGGCGTGGTCGCTCTTCCCAGGCCGGTACATGCACGAGCGCCGCTTCCGCGCACGCGCATGCCGCGAGCACCACGAGCTTGCGATCGACGCCTACCCTAGCGGCGAGCCACAGCATCCAATCACCGCGCTCGCAGGTCTCCCACGCGGAGCGGTACGTGCGAGGCTTCGGGCGTGCGTCGACCCATCGCACCGCATCGGCGCAAGCGCCTTGCGAGCGCAGGACAGATCCGAGAGACTTCACGCCGTCACCTGCTTCCATGCACGCGACATCGCCTCGGCGACCGCTGCGCCGTCTACATCGTCAGGCCACAGCCACGCGCCCGGCCCCTCTCGCCGGATGCGCCTCGCGGCGATCGCGCTGTCGATGGTCTCGCGGATGCCGAAAGAGGAGCCGATCTCTTCGCGAAGGTGCACGACGTGAAGGACGTTGCGCGCGAGCTCCTGCGCCCAATCCGTGGGCAGGAAGCGCGCGGCCGCTTCGGTAAGCACGGCCACACGAAGCGCGAGCTTCGCGGGGATCCCTCGCGTTGCGAGGACGGAGAGAGCGAGCGAGGCGTGGAGGGCGGAGCCGCTGTCGTTCATCGGGCCGATGATGATGGCCATCGACAGCGATGTCAATGGACATCGCAACGGAAACAAAAAAAAGGCTCGGGAGAACCCCGAACCCTGACATTAGCGTCGTGGTCCGGGCCGCCCCGTCAACCGTTTGACAGCAGGCATCTCGCCCGAGTCGTGCTCCTTCTTGCCCTGCGATTCGTTCGCCGGCTCCTCCATCAACCCCGTCCCCTCGGCCAGCCATTCGAACCGAATGCGCAGCGCCGCCGCGTATTCCAAGAGTGTGTCATACGACACGGGACGCGGGCGTTTCCCGGTCGTAAGGCGCGACGTCTGCCCGATGCCCTGCCCCATCATCCGGTCAAGCTCGTTCGCTCCGAGCTCCCGCATCTTCATCGCGAACGCGATTCGCATCACGATCGCGGCTTGACGTTTTCGTGAACGTTCAGCGCGCATCCTCTGGATAGGAGTCACGCTTTTGACGATGTCCTTTGACATCGTCAAAGGCAATAGGGAGGGACCGGAACCTTTCCGACCCATGGGCAGATGTTCATCGCCATCGCTGTCGATGGCCATTGACATCGCATCCGTTTCGGGCACACTCGCCGAACCATGAGATTTCGAAACGAGGGTGCGCGGCTGCTCGCCGCTGCGATGGGTCGGCTTGGGCTCTCGCAGGCCGACGTAGCGCGGCGCGCAGGCGTGGCTAGTGGCGTGGTTTCGCGGTGGCTCGGCGGCGCGAAGGCGCCGAGCCTCGACTCCGCGCTTGCGCTTGACCGCGAATTCGAGATCGCCCCCGCGACGTGGCGAGAGCCCGCTCACCGGAGGGCGGGATAGGGCCATGCGATCACCTACGTCAACGCGTTGGCGGTCTATTCCAGCCGGCTGACTTTTCGAGAGGTGCGGCGTGGACGCAATCGGTCTCGTCGGATGGGGTCTCGTTCTTTGGCTTCTGTGGTGGGCGACAACTCCGCCCCCAGAAAGGCGGCGTGGGAAGTGAGCGCAATTGGATATTTCAAGACTCTGCGGCCCGTAACCAAGCCCGTTCGCGAGTCCGAGAACCGGCGAAGCCCTCGGCGCGAAAGGGAATGGCCCACGCTCCCCGTCGGCGCAGGGTCGCCAGCCGACTGCTTCCCGTTCAGCGCCGACCCGAAGAGCGTCGAGCATGCGCTGCGGCTCGCGCACAATCGCCTGGATCTGTCGATGGATCCGGATGAGCCTGTGCACGGGCGCATCGTGGTCTACGGCAGGCTGCCTCCGGGTGCCGTCTCGCATTACCAGAGCGTTCCGTGCTGGGAGGGGTGGTGATTGTCCTCGGTATCGACGCGGGCACGCATGTCGGCCTCGCGGTGCTGGCGTTGGACCGCGGTGCGTTTCGCCACGAGTGGAGCTCTTCTGGGCGCTGGCCTATGACAGCGCTGGTCAGCTACGTGCTCTCGCAGCACCGCCCATCCCTCGTCGTGATCGAGGCCCCGAAAGGCTACGGCTATAGCAATGCGCGCGTTGCGAATCTGCTCGACGCCGCGCGCATCGGCGGCGAGCTCGCGGGCATCGCTCGTAGCTTCGGCGTCGAGGTCATCGAGACTCACGCGCAGGAAACGCGTCGCGCGCTATGCGGCAAGGGCAACGCGTCCGACAAGCTCGTCGCGGATGTCGTGCGGATGCGGATCCATGACTGGCCGAAGCGCTCGAATTGCCACGCGCGCGACGCCGCAATCGCGGCGATGTTCGGCGCGCTTCGTGTTCGCCTGCCGAAAGAGATCGGCGGTGCGCCATGACCGTCGGAACCATGTTCGACAAGGCGCGGCCCAACGGCGGGCGGGCGCGGATGCGCATCTGCGAGACATCCGAGGGGCACGGCCGCGGCGTTATCATCGAGCGGCTCGACGAGGGCGGCGCCCGCATCGCTTCGCAGTTCGTGCCCGCCGAGGAGCTGGACGACCTTGCCGCCGCAATCAAGGGCGCGCGGCTGCTCCTGCTCGGCGTGCCCGGGCCGCATGAGCTCGCGGCGAGGCCGAAGGAAGTGCACGGAAAGAAGGCGCCACGATGACCCACGAAGAACGGGCAGAGAAGGCAGAAGCAGAGCTCGAGAAGGTTCGGGCGATGGTGCTGCGACTGGGCGACCCGACCACCGTCGTGGCCGCCGCTATTGAACTAGCCCAATGGGCGGTGGAGCAGCTCAAGGAGAAGCCACGATGATTCGCGAAGACCCCGCCGGCTTCATTCTTCTGGTGCTCGTCATCTTCACGGGCACGCTGCTCGCGCTTTCGGAGGTGCTCAGGCCATGAGGTGCGAACACTGCCGATTCTTTCTGCCGGGTCATGGGCTCGACTGCCTCGACGAGCACTTTCACCCGACCGACGGGCCACCCGAGTATGAGCCGAGGGAAACAGATCACGGCGCGTGTGCCCGCATCATCCATGGCAACGCGTCAGGCTGCTACTACAGCAAGGTCTCGAACGAGCCCGCCATCGTCACGGATGGCAGCGGATATGCCGCACAGCTTCGCGTGCTGCCGTCGTTCGGCTGCGTGCTCTTCGAGGTGAAGCCATGAGGGACGCGCGCCATCATCTTGAGATGCTCTATTGGCTCGAGATGGCTATCCGCCGCGTCATGCGGGAAGCGCTCACGGCTCGTGAGCCGCTGCGGTTCGACACCGAGATGCGCTACTTTCAACGCCTGCTCGCGCGCGCCCTCGAAGAGGCTCGGGACTTTCTCGAGACCGAGAAGAGCGCGCCTCAGACCACGATTTTCGATGTGGATGACCGCTGCACGCTCTGCGGGTCAAGGCGATGAAAGAGCAGCGCACGCCGCCCGCGCATCCCGTCGAATGGCACTTCGCCATTTTCCGCGACTTCCATTGGAGCCAGTGCGCCGTTTTCTCCAAATCGTGGTTCGAGGCGCGGCAGAAGGCTGCTGCGTTCTTCGGCTGCCATCCGGATGAGCTCGTCGAGGTGAAACCGTGAGCCGTCTCGACGCATTGACGGGCCGCAAGGTCGAGGGGGGGCACCGATTCGCCGAAGGGCAACGCTGGCGGCGCAAGTCGGATGGCGTTGTCTTCGTCGTCATGCATGCCGACGAAGCAGGCCTCGCCGCGCACATGTGGCGCGAGGGTCGAGGTCCGGACCAACACGAATTTGGGGCCGATTGGATCTCAGCCATCTACTACTCGACCGACATCGAGCCACTTCCGTGATGCAAGCCGAGCCGCCCGACTTCTACGCCGACGCGCCGCCGCACACCGACGACGATGCGCCCGGCGGCTGGCGCCCTCGCATCGTCGACAACGACGTCGAGCGCTCTGCCATCGCCGAAGAGCCCGCAAAGCCTCCGGCGCCGCTCACCGTGCTCGACGTGCTCGAGCAATGGCGCAAGGAAGGCCCGCTCGTCCATGAGCCGACAGGCATCGCAAAGCTCGACGATCTCACCGGCGGCGGACCCGTCTACGGCTCGCGCATCTATCTGCTCGGCGCCCCAGACGCCGGCAAGACGGGCCTGCTCGTCCAGCTCCTCCACACATGGGCGCAGCGCGGCATCATGGTCGGCATCCTCGCCGTCGATGAAGAGCCGAGCGACATCGTCACCCGTCTCGCGCAACGCGCCGGATGGCAGCGCTCGCAATGCGAGGTACGCGATTCGATGGACATCGACGCGATGGCCGATGCACTACGCGACTTGCCCGTCAAGCTCTATTCGTACGGCTGGACAATCGAGAGTGCTTCCAAAGACTTAGCCGACCGAGCGAAGGCCGAAAACCGGCGCGCCGTGTTCTTCGTCGACAGCATCCAGGCCGTCGCGTCCTACCTCGCTGCCGCCGCCGAGAGCCCGCGCGAGGTGGTGAGCGCGAACGTCGCAGCGCTGCGTGCCTGCGCCTCGGCCTACAAGCTGATCGCCATCGCTACGAGCGAGATGAGCCGCGGCGCGTACCGCTCTGTTCAGAGCGCCGAGCAGACCGACGACATGGCCGCGGGCAAAGAGAGCGGCGCCATCGAGTACAGCGCTCGCATCATGCTCGCGCTCCGCAGCGTGAAGGGTGATGGCGAGAAGGTCCACGTCAAGATCGCCAAGAACAAGCATGGGCCCACGGGAGAGCTCTGGATGGCGCTCGACCGGCGCGCGATGACGTTCACCGAATGCGCCAAGCCCGAAGAGCAGAGCGATGAAGAGCGAGAGGAAGCGAAGACCGCGGTCCGCGAGGCGAAGCTCGAGCGGCTCATGGTCGAGCTCGAGAAAGCGCTCGTTCGAGCGAAGAACCCTCCCACCACGCGCCAAGCTCTCAAGGGCCTGATCAGCGGCCGAAACGACGACATCGAGGCAGCAATCAGTCGCCTCCAGCGAGACGAGCGCATCGAAGGCGGCAAAGGCGCGCCGTTCCGCGTTGTCAGTACGGGCAGCTCGTAGCGCCCTTCGCTGCCGCCGAACACGCAAGCGAAGCCGAGGGATCGCAGCTCGACGCATGCGCTTTCGCCGTGCAGTCGATCCAGCTCGCGTAAAAGTCGCCCATCCCCTGCTGCTTCTCGACCTTCCAGCTCACGAGGCAATCGCTCACATGCTGCGCCATCGTCCCTGGCGCGCCGCAAGCGACCTCCGTCTTCGCCCACGCCTTGCAAATGCCCTCGATGGCCACGAGCCTGCACGAGCCGCCCAAAGCCTCCTCGGCCTCCCCGGTGACATCTCCCGACCCTTCCGAGTCGACGGGCATGGCGCAAGCGGCGAGGAGGAGAGCGGCGAGGAAGGCGGCAGGGCGAGTAGGCATGGTGGCTCCTACGCGGCAGCCAACCACCTCATTCCAACGGCGGGAATGTGGCCAGCTTGACACGGTCGAAACGACCGAGTCGGAGGCCAATAAACTAACCCTATGGGTTGCAGGTAGGTCAGTGCTCCCACCGCTCCCGGAGCGCTCCCCGGGAGTGGCTCCCACCACTCCCGCTCCCACCCTCCTATAGGGGTGGGAGCGGGGAGTGGGGAGCAGTGCCTACGGGAGGGCGACCACTCCCAACGGGAGCACGAGCCCGTAAATACCCCCCACCCCCCTCCACGGGTACCCCCCGTCGGGCGTCACCCCGAATGCACTTGCGAGG